AAGGGGTTATGTTTGGGACACGGACAAGACTGGTAAACAATTAAACAAACCTAAAGGAGGGCAAGACCATTTAATTGATGCTTTACGTTATCACGAAATGGAAAACTTAAGCAATAAGAATTATGGCACTTACCACATTAGGTAATACAAAAACACAAAAAATAGTTATATAGATATGGAAGCTGAAATTTTACTGCCAACCGACATAAACGAAATACCATTAGGTAGCTATCAAAAGTTTATGGCAACCTACGAAAAGACGAACGACGAAGAATTTTTATGCCAAAAGATGGTAGAAATATTTTGTGGTTTAAGACTACGTGATGTTCTACAAGTAAAGTGGCAAGATGTTCAAGACATCACAATACACTTATCAAAAGTATTTAAAGAACAACCAAAGTTTCAAAGAACATTTACACTTAACGATTATGAGTTTGGCTTTATTCCAAATTTAGAAGATATCACTTTTGGTGAATACATAGATTTAGAAACTAATTTAAAGTCGATTGACACACTACACAAAGCAATGGCAGTTTTATATCGTCCAATAATTGAAAAGAAAAAAGATAAATACTTAATAGAAGAATACGAAAGTTCTGCTAACTATGCCGAAGTAATGAAATTTGCACCACTTGGTGTAGCACTTGCTGCTAAAGTTTTTTTTTGCGTTTTAACAAGCGAATTGCTGAACAGTACAATTCAATATTTAGAAGTGCAGATGACGAGCAAGGAAATGATGACGACTTTTCAGCAAGAACTCAATTTGGTAAACAATGGGGCTGGTATCAAAGCATATATGCAATCGCTGAAGGAAAACTTGAAAACTTTCGAAATGTCACCAAACTACCATTACACGACTGCTTTACCTGGCTTACTTTTGAAAAGCAAAAAAGAGATATTGAACATAGTGAAATGCAGCGACAACTAAATAAAATAAAATAAATGTACTACGAAATTCTAACCAAGCTACAAACCGAACTAAACAACGATGCGTTAGTTAACACCGTTTCAAGTGGTGACATCTTTGACGTTGATTTATCAAAGCAAACTATATTCCCACTATGCCACATAATAGTAAATAGTGCTACGTTTGTGGATAATGTGATACAATACAATATTAGCATTTTAAGTATGGATGTTGTAGACGTATCAAAAGACGAAACTGCTGACAAGTTTAGAGGCAACGACAACGAACAAGATGTACTAAACACACAAATAAATATTCTTAATAGACTTTACGAAAAGTTAAGACGTGGTAATTTATACGATGACAATTACCAAGTAGACGGCACACCTAATTTAGAAATATTTGTAGATAGGTTCGAAAACAAACTTGCTGGATGGACTATGACCGTAAACATAAACACACCTAACGTAATGACTCTTTGCGATGTCTGAAACTAACTTTTTATTGGAAGCATTGCAAGAGTTTGAACAACGAGTAGTTCAAGCTGCAAAAGATAATTTGCAAAGACAAAATAAAAATGTAAGTGGTAAGCTTGACGATAGTATAAAAGGCGAAGTAAAACAAATGCCAAATTCTATTCGTGTGTTTTTTCAAATGGATAACTACGGATGGTTTCAAGACCAAGGTGTAAGAGGTGTAAAAAGTGGTAAGTCACTTTCTAACTTTAGCTACAAAAGTAAGATGCCACCAAGCAAAGTATTTGATAAGTGGACAATAAGAAAAGGTTTAGCACCACGAGATAAAAAAGGTAGGTTATTAAAACGAAAGTCATTAAACTTTTTAATTGCAAGAAGCGTTTTCCATCACGGAATAAAACCAAGTATGTTTTTTACCAAACCATTTAATAGTGCTTTTAAAAAACTACCAAACGAACTAATAGACAAGTACGGTTTAGATATGGAAAATTTACTTGTTTCAATAATAGAAGAAAACTTAAAAACTAAATAATGAATAAAATATTTGCACGTTCACCATACATTATAGAAGTAGACGAATCTTCGGTTGTAGGTTCAAAGCTTGAACTGTTCTATTACTATTCGGGTACAAGTGTACCAACAAACCCACAATACACTATTCAGAAGCTTATACCAGCATCTAACAATTTGAAGATGTATTACGATGTTGCACCTTACACAAGGGAATATTTAAAATTCACCACAAGACAAACGGCTATTGGTTCGGGAGTTTCTACTGGTGTTGCTGCTAACAATTACAACCAAATGGTTAAGCTTGATTTAAAGCGATACAAAGAAACAACTTCGGGCAACTACACTTTGTTAGATACCACAACATACTATTGTATGGATGGCTACGGATATTATTCGGAAGGTGCTAACCCACAACTAACAAGTTTAGAATTTACAACTGACCAAACGGCATCATTACCACAAGGCACATATTACTATCATTATCAAAGCACACATACACCAGCGACAACCGAATCGCAACGTGCTGGATTAATGGGTTTTTTAGGTGCTGGGGTTTTAGTAGATTTAAAATATACAAATTTAGTAAGTGGTGCAACGCAAGTTATAACTGATCCATTTGCATCTGCTGATTTATACGACGTGCCAACAGTATGGTATGACTATTATGCTGACGGAAATAAATTGGAAGTTTGGAGCAATCTTGGTGCTGGTTCACCGACACTTTACGGCACTTGGTATTTTAAACCAAAATGCGAAATAAAGTACACACCTATTTTAGTAGACTTTGTCAACCAAATGGGTTATTGGCAACGTGAATGGTTTTATAAGGCATCAAAAAATAACATAAACACGAAAGAAAGCGTTTACAATTTAATGCAAAGTAATTCACTAAGCTATTCTACACTTGAAGGACAAAGACAAGCATTTAACCACAACGGTCAAGAAACAATTACTTGCAATACTGGAATAGTTGCACCAAGTTATTCCGAAACAATACAACAAATAATGTTAAGTGAAAAAGTTCTTGTTGATAGTTTACCAGTAACCGTAGACACTAAAAGCATAGAAAAGCTAAAAGGTGTAAATGCACAAGGCAACATAAATTACAACATCACATTTAAGTATGGTTTTGATATGATTAATAGCGTAATATAAATGAAAAGAAGCGTACAAATATATGTTGAAGGGGTAAAGCTTGACTTGTTTGATGACGAACAAATACAAGTAAATTCAAGTGTGCAAAACATCCAGGACATTAGCAAGGTTTATAGTGACTTCAGTCAATCGTTTACCGTACCAGCAACCAAAACAAATAATAAAGTATTTCAACACTTTTACAATAGTGATGTTTACGGATATAACCCGACTAACATAACACCAACTGCACCAACACAATTTACGTTCAATGTAAACATACGAAAAGACGCACAACTTGACATAAACCTAACACCATTTAGAACTGGTAAAATACAACTTGAAAAAGCAAACTTAAAAGATGGTAAACCCGAAAGCTATACGCTAACTTTTTATGGTGACATCACAAGCTTAAAAGATAAGTTTGGCGAAGATATGTTAAGCGATGTTGATTTAAGTTCTTTAGACCACACATATACTGGTGCAGAAGTTTACAATAGAATAACGGATGACACAACCGACTACGATGTGCGTTACCCATTAATAAGTTCGGATAGGAATTGGCAAATAACTGGTGGTGGTTCTAACGATATAACAACTGGTGCTGGTCGAATATTATTTAACGAACTTTTTCCAGCAGTAAAAATTAAAAAACTATTTGAAGTAATTGCTACGCATTATGGCATAACTTTTACTGGTACTTTTTTAGACGATGAAAGATTTAAGAAATGTTTTCTTTGGGCAAAAAACACAAAATCAAATACATTTATAACTGGTGCTAAAGAAGTTGACTTTGCAAGTGTAGTATATGCTGCTGGAACTGCTCCAAACAATAGTGGTGTTGACTTATCAACAAACACAATAACATACAATTATTCTAACGTAGTAGGTTCTCAATATTATAGATTTGTAATAAACACGACAGTAATACCAAGTGATGCTTCAACTGACTACTATATTGACGTACATAGAAACGGTGTATTTTCGCACACTATTCAAGGACAAGGAACGGCAACGCATCAAATAGTATATGACCAAAACGCACCAGGTTTAGACGAAAGCATAGTTCTTGAAATGAGAGCAGCAAACCAAATTGACATAGACACAACAACAAATTGTTTTTGGGAAGCAACGGTTGGAACTACCATCGTACCAGTAGATGAATTTACTATAACTGGTGCAACACAAACCTTAACTGGAAATTCAAGTCTTGGTTCATTAGTACCCGAAATAAAAGTAGCTGACTTTTTTAGTGGTGTTTTAAAAATGTTTAACCTAACTTGTTTTGGTACGGTTGCAGACACTTACGAAATAGAA